AGAGAATTCGAATTTATAATGGGTGATATCCTTGTTGAACTTATAGATAACCAATTGAGTGATAATGATAGAAGAAACGATAATCAAAAACCTAATAACGAATGAATCTTATCTTAGAAAGGTGATACCTTTCATTAAAGAAGAATATTTCCAAGGACATATCGAAAAAGAAATATTCAGGGAAATTCATAATTATGTAGGTGAATATTCAAATATTCCATCCAAAGAAGCTCTGATCATAGGGGTCAATAAAAGAAATAATATAACAGATGATATACATTCTAAACTAATAGATCATATTAATTCTATTTCACCGTCCGAAGTTGATGTAGATTGGTTGGTTAATGAAACAGAGCAATTCTGTAAAGATAGATCCGTATATAATGCGGTACTGAAATCTATTTCTATTATTGATGGAAAAGAAAAAGATTTAACACCAGATGCATTACCCTCTATATTATCAGATGCTTTAGCGGTTTCTTTTGATTCTAATGTCGGGCATGACTATTATGGTTCGGCGGAAGATAGATTTGATTTCTATCACAGAAAAGAAGAAAAAATACCATTTGATATAGATCTACTTAATAAAATTACCAAGGGTGGTCTTCCCAATAAATCACTTCTCTGTTGGATGTCTGGAACTGGTGTTGGTAAATCCCTTGTTATGTGTCATCAAGCAGCTGCAGCTATGGAAACGGGTAATAATGTATTATACATAACCCTCGAAATGTCGGAGGAAAGAATTGCAGAAAGAATTGATGCCAATTTAATGGATGTTAATATATCAGAGGTACCAAGGCTTAATAGAATGGAATTCAATGCGAGAATTGATAAAATTAAAAATAAATGCCGAGGTAAATTAATTATTAAAGAATATCCAACATCCTCCGCTCATGTTGGTCATTTTGAACATCTTCTTGATGAACTCAGAATAAAGAAATCATTTAAACCTGATATCATTTTTGTGGATTACATTAACCTCTGTACATCTAAGAGATTCAAGGCGGGGTCTAATCATAATTCATATACAATTATTAAGGCTATTGCCGAGGAACTTAGAGGACTTTCTGTTATACAGAATCTTCCAATTGTTACTGCGACACAGGTTAACAGATCTGGTGCCGGTGATGCTGATATTGATCTCACTAATACCGCAGAATCGTTTGGACTACCAGCTACCGTTGATCTCATGTTGGCTCTCATATCAACAGAGGATCTTGAAGAAATGAATCAGATTATGATCAAACAATTAAAAAATAGATATAATGATGTGTCCTATTACAAAAGGTTTACGGTTGGGATTGATCGATCGAAAATGAGACTCTACGATCTAGAGTCTAAAGCACAAGATGGTTTGGTTTCAACACAAGGCAATTCACAAAAAGAAAAATCACAATATTCTGGATTTGTTATATAAACTTTTAATTATTATAAATAGTTTAGTATAATAATAAAGGAGGTTCCCATGTTAACTTATTCTGAGTTAATTAAATCATTAGAAGAAATAGAAGAAAAAGCGCTACCAAAAAAGAAAACCGCATCCGATAGGGTGGCTGATGCCAAAAAACGTAAGAAATATGCAAAAACTGCGGGTGGTAAAAAAGCAGCAATTAAAGCTAAGAAACATGCAGACAAGGTTAAGAAAGGAACTGTTAAAATAGATAAAGAGAGAAGTCGCCGACTCAAAAAAACTAGATCTAGATATTAATAGGAAACGATACTATGTCTGAAGCCGAATTAGATGAGTTTATATCTAAAGAAACGAGAAGAAAAATGTCTCGCAACATGGCGAAACTAGCTAAAAAAGCCTCTACAAAATTGAAGAAAGCGAGATCGGCATTAAGGATAGCTTCACCAGAAAAAATTAAATCTAAAGCGCACAAAAAGGCTAAGGAAGTTTTCGCTAAAAAAATGACTGGAAATAAAACATGGTCTAGTCTTTCTGACCAAGAGAAATCTCAGATTGAGAAGAGACTTGTCAAGAAGAAAGGTGCTATAGCAAAATTATCCAAGAAATTGATGAAAGTAGTAAAAAAATCTGAAATAGCAAAGGTTAAAAAGAACAGGGCCTCGAATATACCGTGATGAATTTCAAAGTTCATTCTGCCTATTTTTCTAGATTTATTAAGCTGGAAGAAGCCAAAAATACCCACATGACGCACATCGAGGATTTAGTTCTCGATGGTGGGGTTGATGGTACGCGTGATGCTATTAATGCTCTTAGATCCCTGAGAGATATGTTGAAGGGTGATTCGAATACATCTCATTCTGTAACTGTGAAATGGGATGGGGCGCCTGCTGTGTTCGCTGGAATAGATCCCACGGACGGAGAGTTTTTTGTAGCAAAGAAGGGCATTTTCAATAAGAATCCGAAAGTTTATAAATCACATTCTGATATTGATGATGATACTTCTGGAGATTTATCTACTAAATTAAAAATTGCTTACACGGAATTAAAGAAACTTGACATTAAGGGTGTTCTTCAGGGTGATATTATGTTTACCAAATCTGATCTCAAAAAAGAGAGAATTGATGGTGAATCATATATTACCTTTCATCCGAATACTATAGTCTATGCGGTTCCATTCAATCAAGCTGACCCACTCCTTCAATCTAAAATAGGGGTTGTTTGGCATACAAAATATACAGGATCTTCTTTTGAAGATATGTCGGCATCATTCTCAATTGATATATCAAAATTAAATAAAACCAAATCGGTTTGGATGAGAACTGCTGATCTAGAGGATTTAAGCGGTACTGCCACAATGACCAAGGACGAAACGAATGTGGTTACTTCGCATCTATCTTCCGCTGGGAAAATATTCAGAAAAATCTCATCATCAACATTAAAATTAGTTGCTCAAGATTCTGAAATTAATCTTCTCATCAATACATTCAATAACACCAAGGTTAGAAGTCAAGAACGTATTAGAGATCCAAAGAAGCATACATCCGATCTAATAGATTGGATAAATGCAAGATATCAAAAACAGATCGATAAACTCAAGTCAACGAAGGGTAAAGAGAGAAAGACTGCAGCACGTGATAAGACTCTTGAATTCTTTTCATCTTCCAATAAAACTAATTTGCAATTAATGTTCGAACTTCAAAATTATTTAGTTGATGCTAAGGAAATACTTATCTCGAAAATGAATAAGGTTTCTAGTATATCGACATTTGTAAAAACTAAAAATGGATTTAAGGTTACTGGTACTGAGGGATATGTTGCTATTAACAGAGATGGTAATGCTGTTAAACTCGTAGATCGCATGGAATTTTCTTCAAATAATTTTAATCCAAATATTATTAAGGGATGGGAAAAATGAAAGGATTTAAAAATTATATATTAGAGAAAGGTGGTGGTGCTGCGGCTGGTCAACTTGAAGTTGTTACCACTTCTCTTGAAGATGCAAGGGAATATGCATTATCCAAACTCCCAACATTAGATAAAGATATTCCAGATTTTGATAAGAATTATGTCTTAGCACAAAAACTCGCATATAAAGGTTCTACCAAAAGAAAGGATATGCCAGTTATAACCTCTAGAGATATTGATAAATTCCAAAAGAGATTAAGTAAGGGTAAACTCGATATAATAAAACCATTCTCAAAAGATACTACACCGGCAAACCCATTCCCCGAAGGACTTTCTGGTGATAAGGCTGATAAATTTTTAGAGGCTGGATTAAAAAAGAATGATAGTGACGGTAAAGATGATGTGGTAAAGGTTACTCGAGATAAAATCCCAGCGAAAGATTTAATCCCGATTCAAGATCAAATATATTTTGATAAAGGTCTTGGTACTATAGCTAAGAATGGTGTTGAGGGAACTATAAAATTATTAAATTCCAAGACATTAATTGTATCATCTGATAATCGTATTATTGATGGTCATCATAGGTTTCTGAGTGCTATATTATTAGATAGGAATATGAAACTTAATGTCATAAAAATCAATCTACCCCTGCTTAAATTACTTCCTTTGGCAGTGGCATATGGTGATTCCATAGGTAATAAGAGGAACAAGTAATGAAAAATATAACATTCTCATTCGGAAGACTAAACCCACCAACTACAGGTCATGGTAAATTATTAGATGCCCTAAAAAAGAATTCCGGATCTGGTGGATATAGATTGTACCTCTCTAAGTCGCATGATAAGAAAAAGAATCCCCTTTCATTTAAAGATAAGGTCAAGTATTCTAGGTTAATGTTCCCGAAACATTCCCTTTATATTATGAACGATTCTGTAACTAATGTATTTGATATTTTAGTTAAGTTCCATGATGAGGGATATGAAGAAATAAAAATGGTAGTTGGTTCTGATAGAATCTCTGATTTTAAAAAACTTATTCTTCAATATAACGGTGTCGATGGAAAGAGACATGGATTCTACGATTTTAAAAAGGTGGATGTCGTTTCTGCGGGGGATCGTGATCCAGATGCCGAGGGTGTTGAGGGTATGTCTGCTTCTAAAATGAGAGCAGCAGTATCGGCAAATGATTTTGAATCATTTAAAAAAGGACTCCCACCCAAATTCAAGAAGAGTCAAGAATTATTCGATATCCTTAAAAGAGAAATGAATGTAAAATCATTTAATGAATGGTTATATAAATAAATAAAACACTTGAGCTGAGTCCCAGCATAACAATTCCCGAAGGAGGGTTTAAAGAATGGCAAATAAGAAAATAACAGAATTAACAGCGATAGTAGGTAATACTATTCAAGGTGATGATATGCTTCATATCATTGATGATCCCACCGGAACCCCTATTAATAAATCTGTACTTGTGAATGATTTATTCGAGAATATTCCGGGATTATTAAATTTAACTCAAGCACCAGAACAATTATCCATTAATGGTGCAATCTCGCTAGATAAAGTAATTACGACACTTACCCTCTCTACCTCTAATACCACACATTCACTGCCGGATGGCAGTATAGGACAATTGAAATTTATCGTAATGACAGTTCAAGGTACTGGATATGCTACTGTAGTACCTACTGGATTACTTGGTGCATCATCAATAAAGTTTGATGGTGTTGGTCATTCGGCTTTATTATTGTATACATCATATGGTTGGGCGATTATTTCTATTAATGGTGCTGTCCCAGCATAATGTTTGAGGATTTAAATAGCAAAAATGTCGTAATGTTTGCTATTAAACATTATTCTAATCCATCCCTAAGAGGGGAAGATGAATTCGAAGAAGATTATAAAAAGTTTAAACTGATGAATAAACTTTTAAATTCGGTAAATCTTAATCACAGATTGATATTAAACACCGTTATAATTCTTCAAAATACATTTTCAACTGAAGGTGTTAGAGCTTTGTTATTTTATCACACAAACTCCAAATATTGGGGACAACTTAAATCAGTTTTAATATATCTTGGATATTTAAGTCTAGATGAAATGGTTGCAATTATTCCCGATTATGATATTTTACAAGAATTAGAGAAAATATAATGAATATTATAACAGAAGGCAAATATATTGATTTATTTGCAACATATCGGTTCTTAAGGATTTTAACTATACCTTGGGAAGATCAAGAGGCATTTAAACTTGGCATCATTGACGGTGACGGGAAAAGAATAAAAACGAAGAAACTCACCACATCCGAAGAAAAGGATGCGTATACTATGCTTCACAGAATGGTATTTAATTTCAAAAGAATTCTATCCAAGATCCCATTGGTTAAATCTAAACTTGGAACTTATGCCGCAGCATTATTCCTATTAAAAGAACACATGAAGGAAGATGAATATAATCTCCTCGTTGAATATATCTCGAAGACTGGTAAATTTGATGAATTAACAAAAAATATAAATAAATTAACATTAACAGAAGCACTATGCTTATTAGAGGAAGAGAACATGGCTAAAGATATAACGGAAGATGCACCAACAAACAATATTGGTGATGGGCATATTGCCAAGAAAGACAATGTAATGAAGTTTGATGGTAGATCTAAAAATTTTAAATCTGTCATGAAGCGTATCAAGGAACGCAAACTCAAAGAACAAGAACGACTCATGAAGGCTAAATTGTTAAAATGGGGTATAAAAGAAGGAGTTGTTAACGAAGAGAAATACGAAGCATTCTTCAAGAAAGCAATGAAAAAATTCAAAATAAAAGATATTGATGATCTCAATGATAAGGAAAGGGAGAAGTTTTTCAATTGGGTTGACAAAAATTGGGATGCCGGTAAAAACGAAACAGATTAATATGTCAGATAATAATAAAGAAACCACATGCTCAGATAGAAGAATGGATCGGCATGAATGGATATTAGAGCAACACGAAGACGACATCAAAGATCTTCATGAGTCTACCACTAAAATGGCAGAATCTATAGCGTCTATTAATTTAACTTTAATTCAGCTTAAATGGTTAGCCTATGGAGGGGCGTCAGTATATTTAATGCAAGCCGCCGGATTTGTGGATCTCGTGAAAGCCGTGGTGTTTGGGGTGTAAATCTGTTTATATGCTCTAGTTTTACGATTAAGATGGTTAACCCCGTATAATCCCCTCAATGACAAGGAAATCGTGTATAGATCGAATATAGGTGTTTTAACTTATTGATTTATATGCGATTTTAATCGTCATTTTTCGTTATACAATTAAAGGTTTTTGTGGTATAATTACATTATGAACTATATTGATCTAAAATATATTAATCTTCTATCACCTCGACTCCTACGATTTAAGAAAAAATCTATGACGGAGTACAATTTTCGATGTCCTTTTTGTGGGGATTCACAGAGATCCCAGACAAAGGCTCGAGGTTGGATAATAGAAAAAAAACAAGAATCATTCTATTACTGCCATAATTGCAACATATCCAAATCCCTTTATTCCCTTATCGATGAGATTGATACCAATCTTTCGAGAGAATATTATTTCGAAAAATTCAAATCTACTGAAAATGTAAAACCGAATATTGAGGAATTTAAATTCTCGAAACCTGTATTTAATACAAACCCCCTCAAAAAGTCTGCGATTTCTTTATCTGAACTCGACTCAAATCATATCGCTATAAAATATGTTGAGTCGAGAAAAATCCCCAAGAAAAAATACGACTCTCTTTTCTATATAGATAAGTTTAATAAATTAGACTCTCAGTCAAATATAAAGGATGAGAGACTTATTATCCCGTATTACAATATGGAGGGCAAATTAACGGGATTTACGGGAAGAGATC